GAAGACGGCGCTGACGATGGCGCATCCGGCGGTGAGCGCGAACGGCCAGCCGAACCATGCGCTGGCGGCGGTTCCGAGCGCGAATACCGCGCTGACTATCGATTCCGTTCTCATGATGTTCCATGGCATAATCGGAGGTATGGGGTTCCGGCCCCCAGGTCTGGCCGGAACCCTTGCTCACTTCCTCTTCTTCGGTTTCCGTCTCATCTCCTTGATGAGTCCGGTCGCTGCTTTGATGAGGGCCGCGATGCTTGCGACGAGAAGCGAGATGCTGGTGATTATCTCCGATGGTGTCATGTTCACCTCCTTTCCTTGATATAAACTATATTAGCATAGTAAATAAAGTATTGCAAGCCGAAACACAAAAAAACAGAGAAAAAATCAACGGATTGATAGACTTGATGCCACGCAAACGAAGGGGCGAGCATGGCCTACACGATCCGCCAATATGAGACCAAAGCCGGAAAACGCTACGAGGTGCGCTACCGCAAACCTGACGGCAGCGCGACCGGCAAACGTGGCTTCCGGCGCAAAATGGACGCCGACGCATGGGGAGCGGCCAACGTCACCACCGCGAAAAGCGTCGGCGCGTACATCGACCCACAGGCCGGAAGAAGACTCGTGGAGGACTTCTGGGAGCCGTGGATAGCCGCAAAAAAGACCAAGGCCAAGCCAAGCTACGTCAAGTCATTGGAGGATGCTTGGCGCGTGCATGTCATGCCGCAATGGGGTGTGCGTGAAGTCCAGTCCATCACAAGGGGCGAGGTGCAGCGGTGGGTCACCGATCTGGCCGGCAGGCGCAGCGCGTCGGTGACCATCCGCGCCGAAAACCTCCTGCGCAACCTCTTGGAGAGGGCGAAGGAGGACAAGTGCATCCACGACAACCCATGCGACAACATCGAACTGCCGCGCAAACAGCGCAGACGACACGTGTATCTGGCAGCCGACGAACTCTCGCGTGTGGCGTTGCATTGTGGCTGGCGTGAGCCTATCGTGCTCACTCTCGGACTGTGCGGCATGCGTTGGGGCGAACTCGTCGCCCTGCGTGTGGAGGACGTTGATCTGCAGCGATGCAGGCTCCATATCTGGCGTAGCATCACCAGACTGTCCAGCGAGATGGTGGAGACAGATCCGAAAACCCATGAGGGGCGCGTCGTCATGTTCCCACAGATTCTCAGACCATTGCTTGCCAGGCAATGCGACGGACGTGGCCCGTCGGATTTTCTTTTCACGGCTCCAGGCAAGCCGTTGGACGAGCCCATGACGAACGGTTGGAATCCGACCAGGAGCGATGGCTGGTTCGCTGTCGCGCTGCGCAGGGCCGGCATCGAGCGCGGGCATATGACGATCCATGACCTGCGGCATACCGCCGCGAGCCTCATGGTGCAGTCCGGCGCGAACGTCAAGACCGTGCAGCGGCAGCTCGGCCACAAGTCGGCCGCGATGACGTTGGATGTGTACGCCGACCTGTTCGACGAGGATCTGGACGACCTGTCGGAGCGCATGGGCGGTCTGCTGTTTTCGCAGGATGTGGGCAAAATGTGGGCGCAGACCGTCGAGAATGTTTCGGAAACGTTGGAATCGGTGGGGGTTGACCGTTGAACGATTGCGGGTTCGATTCCCGCTGGCGGCACTTTTGGAAACCCGGCTAGTATGCTGGGTTTCCTTGTTTTTCCAACGGTTCCCGCATGGTTTGCAATTCACTGCAATTCACTGCAATTCACTGCAAATACCGGAAAAGCGTGGGCAAAATGTGGGCACGGATTGGCGTGGCTCACCAGACCATCGGCAGGTTGAGGCATTGGCGCGCCCACCGTTCCACCGCCAGATTCTCCTCGTCGTCGCCAAGCAGGAGCAGGAAGCCCGCGTTCTTGCCGAGCGAGGCGGGTTCCAGCTTCTTGATCACGCCACGTTCCTGTAGCCATACGGCGGCGTCGCTGAATTGCTTCTTTGCGTTGAGTTCGCGCTTGCGCATGATTTTGTCGGCGTCTTCGCTCATGGCTTGCTCCGGAGTGAGCATCACCATTCCGTGATCGTCGGAGAATGAGCGCCAGCCGAGCGTGTAATAGCGGCATGGCGCGTTGACCTTGCGCAGCTTCTCGGGTGGCTGGTTGCGTTCGCGGTCCCAGTCGTAGGTTTGGTCGCACATGTATGCGAGTACGAGTTGCGCCATGGCGTAGACTCCGATGTTGTCGCCTCTCTGGTAGGCGAGGCGTCCTTTGCTGGCGAGCTCGTAGAAGGCGTCGGTGTTCTTGTATCCCATTGGTTTCATCGTCTTTCCCTCCATGCCTCGCGGTATTCTGGTGCACGGAGAATCGTCCTAGGTTTTCCTCGCCCGCGTGGTTCTGACCAACCGCGTGGGCTTTTATTTAATGTTTTGGACTATAGCACCACTCAAGTGTATAATCAAATTTATACAACGAATATAACGAAAGTAACAGAAAACCGTTGCTGCGGTATTACCCACGTTATACATATACAAGACGTACTAGTTATCAACATTCTTTTTATAAGGCGGCAATATAAAAAAGCCCCACATTTGTGGGGCAAATGGAAGAGAACGTCACTGCTTGGTGAACGTGCCGCAATTCTGGAGCTTGAGCTGTTGTCCATCGCTCACCGTCACCTGCGGATAGCCACCGCCAGGAATATCGTTCTGCACGATGTCGTCGCCTACGGAGATCTCCCAGTAACAGCGGTCCGTGACGGAATTGTTTGCGCGATACGTTCCGGCGTCGATGTCCTTGCCGACCTGCCACACGCCATCGGAGGCGCTGGTTCTCTTGGCGTTGTCGACCTGACCGGTCAACGATTCGATTTGCGCCTGCAGATTGTCCCGCGTGGTCTCCATCTTCTTTATGTCGGCCTTCATGCCGTCAGCCTTGTCTATCGTCTCCGTCGCAGTGTCGTAATCATCCGACAGTGAGTTGTATTCGTCCACAAGCTTGTTGTATTCGTCTATCAGCTTCGAATAGTCGGCATTGTCGGCTTCGATCGTCTCGGCGGCTTCCTTGACCGCGGCGGAATGGACGCTGGCGGCATAGGTGGCCGCTCCGACGGCCAACGCCACTGCGCATACGGCGGCAATGCCGGAGCAGACCGCCGACTTCACTTTCACGTCCTTGCCGAGCCACGCCTTGAGCTTGACCAGCATCGCATTGTTCTGTCTGATTCTCATTGGTTCCTTCTCTCTTCCCGCCAAACAAGGGGGATGCAGTCGATTCTACGCCGATGCGAGCGTGCTCCGGTAATCCTCCAACACCTGCGTGGTCACGTTGAGTTCGTCCGCGATCTGCCATTCGTACTCGTACATGCGTTCGAGCATTGCGATCTCGGCGGGATTGACCAATAGGAGCGCTGTCTGCGTGCGGCAGCGGCGTTCCTGCTTCGAGCAATCGTTCGAACAGCCGATGTCGCCATGACGCCAGTGCAGCAGCTCGTGCACCAAAGTGCAGCGCTTCGCCGTGTACGTGAGCCTGCGGTCGATCAGTATCACCTCGGTCGCGGCGTCGTAGCAGCCCCAAAGGCCATCGGGGAGAATGGCGCTGGATACGGTGACCGGCAGTCCGATGATGGCGCGGCGCATGGCGCCGTATGTCATGCGCCGGTCGATCGGCAGGTCAGGCAGGCTCGTCGTAATCCGGCCCAGCCTCTCCGTTGATGGCCTCCTGCTTGCCGGCGGCGTTATAGGCGGCAAGACCATAACCGCCAGACCGCGCTTTTCTCTCGGCGGCTTCGACGGCATGGCGTTTGGAGTCCATCACGATGTCTCCGATGGATACGCCGGTCACTTCGCTGATGCGTTCCAGGTCACTCAGGTTGAGCGGGAGGCTGTAGTTTGCCCTCGTGTACCAGTAGACCTCACCGAAGCCGCAGGCCTTGGCGAATTCCTTGATGGTCATGCCGCTTTGCTTTTGGAGTCTGACGCATTCGTCCATGACCTGCTTGGCGAAATGCGTGACCTCCTGTGCTTTTCTTCCCATGCTTCAAATTATAGCTAATTGCGTAGTCATATGTGCATAAATCGTGAAGACTACGTAATTACGAATACAAGAAACTTCGTAATTACGTATATTAAAAACGTCGAAAGGAAAAACGAGATGTTGAGCACCAAGAAGACCAAGACCCCCGACCACTACCCGTGCGGCCACATGCGCGGCCCCGGCTGGCACGACTGGCGCGCCTGCCTCGCCAAACAGGGAATCGAGGAGGATGAATGGCCGGTCTGACGGAAACAGCCACCAGAAACCTCAAAGCGGAACTCGCAAGACACGACAAGACACCGAAAGACCTAGCAAAAGCATGGGGCCTCGAAATCAGAGCCGTAAACAACAGGCTCAAAGGCCACACGCCACTCTCGACGGACGAAATCGAAAAAGCGGCATCCATGCTCGACATGGAACCAGAAAACCTCGTCATGCTCCTCATCCAGCCGATCGACAGCATCAAACAATTCAAAGCCTGAAATCCACACCAAAGGAGCATCCGATGGACAGCAAGACCTACAACAAAGACCTGCGCAAGACCTGCGTGGAAGCCGTCTTCGACGAATTCGCCGAGCATGGCGACATGATTCGCCCGCAATACGCGGAACAGTGGGATGAAATCGACGCGAGCCGATTCCTCGGCCACATCACCGGGCCGATGGACATCGACGTGCCCGACCTCGTGGACGTCATCATCGACACGATCGTCAAGGAAGCGCAGAAATGACCAGCCAACTACTCGACCCGCCAAAACCGCCGACACTCCACGAAACCGGAAGCCTGCTGCTCGCATCAAGCGGCTTCTATATCCGCTTCCATGAGGATGGCAGCGCCAGCCTCGTGGACGGCATCCAAGACGTCACCCTCGCGGACTTCACCTCGGCGGAAATCGAAGACATCGCATACAACCTCTCCAACAAGATCGGAGCAACAAGATGACATTCCTGGAACGACGAGATCAGATCCTCCAGAATCTGCGCACCCTGTTCACGCAGCTCAGCGAGGAGACCGACGAGACCAGGCGCGTGCACCTCGAAGCGGAATGCCGCAAACAGCTCGACCTGCTCGAACTCAACGACGGTGAAAAGGACGCGGAATGAGCTGGATGGACGACGGCGGATTCGTGATGCAGTCCTTCACCGCCCAGGACGGCAGGCCGATGGCTCGAATGATCTTCAGCGGATCGACCGGCCAAGACTGCTTCACCCTAAGCAAAACAGAAGTGCAACGCGTCCGCCGCGAATGCGGGCGAATCCTTAAGGAAATGGAGGAAACCAAATGACCAGCCACGACAGCAACCACGAAGTCAGGAAGCCGAACTACACGCTCCGCCGTATCAAGACCCTGCTCGCCATCATCGCATGCACAGCATCCGCAACCCTGCTGTTCACTTGGCGGACGGCGGACTCGCAGACCGCGACCATCCTCGTGAGCGTCATCTACATTCTGACCGGCCTATGGCTGACCGTGCGGTTCGCCCCACGCGAATAAAGACTTCCCACCAGCCGATAGTCCAACAAAACAAACCAAATCTGGGATGTTTTCGCGGACATCCACGTTCACCGTCGGCTGGCGGGAACCATAACTGAATATCGATTATTATCCACGCGCCGACCACATCTTGCTTTCACATACACTGTCGGCGCATTCGGCTGGGCGACGGTTCGCCCGTCCACGGATTCCAATCTTCTTCTCTCTAACTATCAAGAAGCAGGCATTCCGGTGCTTGCAGACCCTTTCAAGTCCGCCTGACGGCCAGTCGCCGTCGGCCACGCCACCGGCCGTGAACACGTTCAGGTCGCGTTCCAACAGTCAAAGGGGCGTTCGGAACCCAAGGACGGCATCGGTTCGACACCGACGCCAGCCACTCAGCCCCATCCACTCGTCAGGGTGAGGCACACAACGTCAACAAGCAAAGGAAAAACAATGAACAATGAAATCCAGCCTTTTGAGTTCAGGTGCGCATGCATGACCACATTGGACAAGTCCATCGAAGCGGATACCGGACATGAGTGATCTGCTCACGCCAGCCGAACTGGCCACCATGCTCGGCATGAGCGTGCGCACCCTCGCCAACTGGCGGAGCGCAGGCAAGGGGCCGCCATACGTGAAAATCGGCGTGGAACCGCCAGAAGGCCATCAGGACAGGCGCAAGGTCCGCTACGAGCTTCAAGTCGCAGAAAAGTGGGCCACAGCACACAAGTACCAGAGGACGGTGGCGAGATGAGAAACGGCATGTTCGTTCCGGCGACACAGTGCAAAAGCCACCCAGACGTCAAAAGCGATGGGAAGGCACGCGTCGACACCGGCAAGCCGACCCTCACCCAGCAGGGGATGGACGTGGACGCTTTCATCCACGACAACAGGCGATTGATCGAAAGACTCAGGAAAGGAACACGTTGAAACACGAATACACAGCCGACGAGCTCGCCGAGCTGAAAAGCATTTACGACGAGTCGGGCGAAGCGGGACTCGACATCACGGAAATGCGGGCGCTGCGAAAGGTCGGACTCCTCACGCAGGGCCTGCCGGCGAACCCGTCGAAACGAGACTGCATCCTCGCGCACTGCAGGAAACGCATCGACCAAGGCCAACCGTTCGACGGCAAGGAAACAGCCGAAGCGCTCGGCATGAGCCAGAAAACAGCCGGCAACATTCTCGGCCAACTCCGCAAGGAAGGACTGCTACCGGCTTTCGACAAGCATTCGCCACGCAAGACAACACGGAAAACAACCACAAGCGGAAAGAAGAAAGAAACCATGACCACCACATCGAAAATCACGGCAAACGACGTCACCACCGGAACCATCAACGTCAAGCCACAAGCCACAGCCGACCCACGCGCCATCATCTCCAACGCATTGACCGGCATTTTCGACGCCATCAGCGCATTGCAGCGAACCGCGTTCCAGACCAACGACAAAGTGGTCTACGGCTTCGCCACGAAACTCCTCAACGGCGAACTCATGGACATCAAAGCCAACTACTCGAAGGACGTGGCGAAATGAGACTCAATTTCGACAGCAAGGATGGCGTTTTCGCCATCAAAGCCGAAAGCGAAGAGGAAAAAACCGCGCTCAAAACGTCGGCACCTGCCATCTGCAATCTCATCATCGATTTTTTTAACGGTGAAGTCCAGGAAATGGAGGTGGCGAAGGAATGAAACGCATCCCACTCAAGGACACGGAACGCTACACGATCGAACGGTTCCGACAGTGCAAGAAAACGGAACGTCATCTTGCGTGGCTGAAGAGCCGTAAGGCCGGTGTGGGCGGCAGCGATATGAGCACGATTCTCGGCCTGAATTCCTTCAAGACGCCTTACGAATTGTGGCTTGAGAAGACCGGCCGCGTGGAGCCGGAGGACATTTCCGACAAGTGGGCTGTCATCCGCGGCAATGCCTTGGAAAACGAGCTCAGGAAGCGTTTCCGTGCCAATCATCCGGAAATGCTCGTCACGGACGGCACCGACAAGCAATTCATCAGCCGCGAAAAGCCCTACCTACGCGCTTCCCTTGACGGCATCCTGCAAGGGAAGGGCGGAAGCTTTGGAATCCTCGAAATCAAAACGGCGAGCAACCGTCGAGCGGGGGACTGGCATGACGAGGACGGCAACCTCCGAATCCCGCCATACTACTTGGCTCAGGTCGAATTCTACGCGCTTGTGTGCGGCTGGACGTGGGGCTACGTGTACGCGGCCATCGGAGACGACGAGCCGGTGGAGATCCCGTTCCAGGCCGACGTGGAGGACATGGCCGCGATCGACGAAGCCGCAGCCGACTTCTGGCGTTTCGTCACCACCGGCACTCCACCGCAGTTGACCGGCGGTGACGTGCAGAAGGCGTTCCCCGAGCCGACGCCGGACATCGTGGACGAAAGCGACGATGACGACCTGTACGACCTGCTCGCACGATACGAGAGCGCCACCGGAATGCTGAATGACCTGAAGGCCACTCAGAAGGAATTGCAGGAGCAGATCATCCTGCGCATCGGCCCGCATACGGGCGTGCGCTGCGGCAACCTACAAGCCACCTACAAGCCGACGACCCGCAAGGAATACACCGTCAAAGCCGCCACATACCGCAAATTCGCATTCAAAGCCACCGAAGAAAAGGAGCAATAATCATGGGACAGATCGCACAGCAGGCACAAGGCCGGCAGATGGTCGAAATGACGCCGAAAAAGAACCTCCAGATGCTGATGAAGAAGAGCTGGCCGCGCATCGCCAGCGTCGTCGGCAACAACATCAGCCCCGACCGCCTCTACCAGATGTGCGTGTCCGCGATCAACAAGACACCGAAACTCGCGGAATGCTCGCCGCAAAGCGTGCTCTCATGCTTCATGACCTGCTCAGCGCTCGGCCTTGAACCGTCCAACGTTGACGGATTGGGACGAGCCTACGTGCTTCCCTTCTACAACAAGAAATCCGGCGGCATGGAAGCCACGTTCATCATGGGCTATCGCGGCATGATCGATTTGGCGCGACGCAGCGGCCAGCTCGTGGACATCAGCGCCCGCGCCGTACACCAGGGAGACGAATTCTCATACTCGTATGGCCTCAACGAGGAGCTGCACCACGTGCCATGCGCCAACCCCGGCGAACTGACCCACGTGTACATGGTCGCGCATTTCAAGGACGGCGGACACTACTTCCTCGTGCTGAACCGTCAGGAGATCGAGCAGGCGAGGGCGCGTAGCAAGAGCGGTAATTTCGGCCCGTGGAAGACCGATTACGAGGCCATGGCGAAGAAGACCGCCATCCGTCGTGCCGCCCCGTACCTGCCTTTGACCGTGCAGGCGCAGACCGCCGTCGCCGCCGATGACATCACGCCTGACTACGGCGACGTGTTCCAACCGGTGCTCGATGACGATAGCGCCTACGAGGCCGATGACGTGACCGCCGAAGTCATGGAAGCGGATACGCCGGAGGATACCGAATCCGACGCGAAGGAGGCCGAGTGATGGCAGTGGAGAAGAACCGATGCCACGATGACATCGTAAATCGGCTCAGAATGGCGCGTGAGCTTGAAGATGATTGTCTGAGGCAGCTTGTCGATGCCGAGCCCGACGAGGACGGCATCTACCGTGACGCGCAAGGCGCTTTATGGGTGCACTGCATCGATTCATGGAAGCAGCTTTTCGTCAGCTATGGCGCAAGAACCCTCGATTTGGGCATAGCCAGGACTTGGAAGTCTCTCGTGAAGGACTGCGAGCCGACTGAAAGAATGCCGTTTCGTTTCATCACGCCGCTTACCGAGGAAGAGAACTTCTGATGGCCGGAGAAACCGTTATCACGATAGTCGGCAATCTGACCGCCGACCCGGAGATTCGCACCACTGGCAGCGGCGCATCCGTTGCCAGCTTCACGATCGCCAGCACGCCGCGCTCCTGGAACCGTAATACGAACCAGTTCGAAGACGGTCAGGCTTTGTTCATGCGCTGCTCCGCTTGGCGTGACCTCGCCACTCATTGCGCGCAGAGCCTCGCAAAGGGCATGCGTGTGATCGCGCAGGGTCGTTTGCAGCAGCGTTCCTATCAGGCGCAGGACGGTTCCCAGCGCACGGTCATCGAGTTGCAGGTGGATGAGATCGGCCCATCGCTCAAGTATGCAACCGCTCAGGTGCAGAAGATGCAGTCAGGCGGATACCAGGGCGGCAACACTAATGGCGGTTTCGGCGGGAATGGCTATCAGCAGCCGCAGCAGGCACAACAGCAGTCGCAGGCTCCAGCCGATGATCCGTGGGGCGCGCCAGCCGGAGAGCCTGACTTCTGATGCGCGAATGGTTGGAACCACCGGACGTGGAACCGGTATGTCCCAGGCACGGGTGCGCGCTGTATCCGGCGCGCCCCATCCCATGCCCCGAATGCGAAATCGAAGCCGAAGAACAGGAGGCCGACAACTATGAGCGATATTGACCTCGCCATCAGCAAGCCACTGTGGTGGACACAGAACCGTCGAAGCCGCAGCTGGGCGGTGCCATACCGGAGGAAGAAGCTGGTCAAGACGATGAGCCTGCTCACCTTCAGCAATCTCATCAACAATGGCAAGCTCCAAAAGCCCGAGCATTGGCCGGTGCATGTGACAGCCATCATCCACCCATTGACCCACGGACGCTTCGACCCGGAAAACGCGGCCCCAATGGTCAAGGCGATACTCGACGGCATCACCCAGTCAGGCTACTGGCCCGACGACAACGCGAAATACGTGGTCGGCCCGGACTACAGGCTAGGCGAGCCAAGCACCGAAAAAGGCGTCTACCACATCACCATCAGAATCGAAGAGGAGGAACACTAGCTATGGCTACGAATGTAACCGAGAGAGACAAGGCGCTCAACGAGATCATCGACTGGGCGAAAAGTCGCTGTCATGAAGCCGGACTTTCCAGATTCGATGTCCGCAGAAAGAGCGACCGAGACTTCTATGACGGCCAAGTTAACGCATTCCATGAAATGCTAGAGCTTTGCCGTTCCATGCTCGGCGACACCGGTTCCACGCCTTCAGAAGCGCCGAATCAAAGCGAGGAATGATGTCAAAAGATAGCGAAGCCCTGTACGAGTTCGCTCATTGGCTTAGCGAGAAGGGTCGTGAGGCTCGTGAGGAACTGGTGTACAAGCAGTACACGACATGGATTGATGACGTGGCTCTTGGCCGTCTCGAAGCATACGACGAGGCATACAAGCATTGCAGGGAGATGCTAGGCAATGCCGACTCGATATTCTCCCCGAAATTCGACAAGGAGACCAAGCAAGGCGAGGACACGAAATGAGCAGAGCTGAAACTACAGCCATGCTGTCTGAGCTGGTGGAGAAGCGTCTGAAGAACCGCGTCAGCTTCTGGGCAAGCGAGGTGAATTTCGACTTGGGCACCTCGAAAAACAGACGAATCGACTTCATGGGATTCAAACCGTTCACGCCCGGCTATGTGCTCATGCCTGCAAGTGTGGAACTTGGCGAGTTCTCCTGTTACGAAGTCAAGTCCTGCATGGCGGATTTCAAATCGGGCCATGGGTTGACGTTCTACGGGGACGTGAACTACCTCGTGACCACAAGGGAACTGGCCGAGGAACTGCGAGTCAACTACCTGCTGCCACGCAATATCAATCAAGTGCTCACACCATCGAAAAAAGGCGACAAGCTCGTACCGCTTTTCGACGTGTCCGGCAAGTGCCCATCCTACAGGTGCCGCGCCGCAAGCGAAATGCTGTACGCGATGATCGAAGCGAACGGAAAGAGAACGAATTGAGCATCGTATACGTCGAATGCGCCCACTGCGGCGAGACCGTCGGCGCATATTACGTCACCTGCCCGTACTGCGGATACCGCCTGGTGTCCGCTCAGCAGGCGGTCATGGATGGCTTGGCATGGTGACGCTCGACCCGGCACCCGACATCGTGGAAATCGCCGAAGCCCTGGACGCGATGGCGAAACCACACGTGGGAAGCGGCTGGAAGAACACCAACTACACCGACCTGCCCTGCACCACGCCACGTCAGGAAGCAATCTGGATGGAATACAACGGCATCACAAGAGGAGATTGAATGAAATGGGCTATTTCCAGATTCCGGTCTCATGGTATCGAGACGAAACAATGTTGGAACTCATGAGAAAGAGTCCGGCATCAATTGGCCTCTACGTGATGATGATTTCCTGGTGTTCCGACAACAGGAGCTACGGTGATATTCCATACACTGTCATCCGGTACGTTCTCGATGGCGAAGACGATGAATTACAGGCGATTATCGACGCGGGTTTCCTGACGAAGACAGACAAGGTTCGTCTTCGAGAACCCGTCTACCACATCAAGAGCTTCAGACGCTTCGACCCACGGTCAAGGGAGCCGATAAGCAAGAAGCTACGCAAGGCGGTATACGAGCGTGACCATTACCGTTGCGTCGAATGTGGAGCAACTGACCACCTGAGCTTGGACCACATCATTCCGTGGAGTCTTGGCGGCGAGGACACCATGGAGAATCTTCAAACCATGTGCCGCTCCTGCAATTCAAGGAAAGGGAACAGGTTAGATGTGGTTCAAGGTGGATGATTCCTTCTACTCGAATCCGAAGACCGCCATGCTGTCGGACGGGGCCACCGCATTGTGGCTCCGTTCAGGCTCATGGTCGGCGCAACAGCTGACTGGCGGGTTCGTTCCGGCTCGCATGGTGCCGATGTTCCGTGGCTCCGACGATTCAGTGCGAGAGTTGTGCGACGCGGGATTATGGGCCTACGACGAGCAGAAGGACGGCTACCAGTTCCACGATTGGAGCGACTACCAGCCTGACGGTGAGGAAGTGGACGCTCTGCGCAAGAAGCGTAGCGAGGCAGGAAAACGTGGAGCCAACCGTCGATGGGGCAAGCCTGAGAATGGCAAAAATGGCAAAACCGATGGCAAATGCCATAGCAAACCTATGGCAAACGCATGGCAAACCGATGGCAAGTCGATGGCAAACTCATGCCCCGTTCCCGTACCCGTACCCGAAAAGAAAGAGAAAGAAGAATATTCTTCTTCTTTCTCCAAAGAAATCGGCGTAAGCGATTTCGAGCTAATGACGGAGAAGGCCCATGCCAATGCCGCCATAATCCGCGACTATCCGAATCTCGACTTGTCGGACGCGTGGAACGCGTTCTTAAGCCGACATTATGGCGAAAACCGCACGATAGCCGACTGGACGCGCCTGTGGAAGGGCTGGTGCCAACGTCGAGCCAGAATGAGCGGCATCCCACCCTCGAAACGCCACGTGCACACGTGGAAATGCTCTCACGTGCTCGAAGCGCTCGGACGCGACGAAGAAACGGCGCAGGCAGACGAAAAGGCCTGCGAATTAGCCGACAGACTCAACAAGGAGGAATCATGAAACACGATAAACCGGAAACCATGTACAGCTTGGAATGGTTGGAACACGAGCGCCGCAAGGCATGGCAGGAAGGCTACGCCGCAGGATGGAAAGACCAGGAATGCGATTTCCCGCAATATACAAGCGAAAACCCATACAAGGAGACCATCGAATGAAACACAACCCGTTTGAAATCGCGTTCGGCATCGTGTTGACCGTCTGCCTGTGCGTCGCACCGATCATCATATTCACAATCGGTTAAGGAGTTCCAAAAAATGAGTGACAACGTCAACCACCAGACAAGGAAGGAAACACTCGAAATGAGAAGAAAACGCAAACCACTCGCGCCCGCCGGCATCGGCCTGACCGCCATCACCATGTTCCTGCTCACACCGGTATTCCTCCTCGCGCTCGCGGGATGCGGGAGCGCATCCAAGACGTCGACCCCGGCCCACGCCATCGCCGCCACCGGCACCACATGCTCCAAAAGGTCCAGCGACAACATCAAGGAATGCATCGTCACACTGTCCGACACGAGGCAAGTGGTCTGCGTTGTCTACTCGGGCTACCAGAGGGGTGGCCTGTCATGCGACTGGGACCATGTGAGCGGCGCGGACAAGGAGCCGGCAAGATGAGCTACAACGTCGTCACCCGGCAAGGCGTCAGAACGTTCGAGGACATCGACGATGCTGGCGACTACGCGCAGGCCATGTCCTTGAGGACTGGCGAACCGGTCAAGGTGTTCCATGCCGATACCGGACTGGCCGCATTCACAGTCAAAACAAAGAAGGAAACGAAATGAAAGTGAAGAAAACCCTCATGGACATGATCGTCAAGTGGCATCAGGCCGGCTATGCGCTCGACGAGATCGCGCCGCTCGTGCCGCAAGTGCCGAAAGCGGAAGTCGCCGCGATCATCCACCAGCACGACAAGGAGACCCGACTTTGACCGACTGCCAGCACTGCGGCAAACCCGCCAGCGGCACGCTCTGCGCCAAATGCACCGCCGACTACTGGGCCATGATTTACCAGCTCGGACACATCCAGCTACCGACCCTGCGAAGCATCATGCTCCGTCAGGCGCACATCGGCACCCCAGAACACACGCCAAACAAAGGCAACGCGCCACTGCCCATCGACACCCATGCGCAAGACCTCATCGCAGACAGCGAGGCATGGTTGGCCGAACAGGCAGGCAAAATACGCGCCGCATACGCCGCATACGATTGGCGTAAAGCATGGTATGCCATCATCAGCAACCGGCACACCATCCTCAACATGAGCACAGCAGCAGACGACTACGCCGCCCTGGAACACATCATCCGACGCAACGAACGAGCATTGACCCCGGAAGACGAGCTCATAATCCTCGGCACCTGCCCAAAATGCGACAGCATGCTCACCGGCACGCCAGAAGCAGAATCGGTCACATGCCAAGGCTGCCACAGGGAATGGGCCGCGCCAGCAATCAAAGCAGCCCGAGACGAAAGACTATGGCAAATGCAAATCACCGGCACACCCAGCGACGCGGCCAAGGAGCTGAAACGATACGGCCTGACCGTATCACGCAACCTCATCAGCCAATGGCTCAAACGCGGCAAACTGTCGCACGCCACGCCGACGGAACACAAGCGGCAGTACACGTTCAACCTCGGCGAGTTGGCCGCACTACTTGACTGTCACCGTTGAAATGCTATACTGTCGTACAGTAGTAAAATGGTTCAGCCGGAAACGGTTGGACCATTATTCATATCCAGCTGCATTCGCTATAATCATCTCTGTCCGGCATGGAGCCACTAGCAACCCTTGGAGCCGTCGCACCGAAGGACGTCGACCATGGCGGCGACACCCGTTGTGTCGGTAGCCCATGAATCGGGGGTGGCCAGCTGGGGGACCTTCGCGGGAGACGTACCCCAGACATGCCGGACATCACAGCCATGGAAGGCGGCAAGGCCACATGAGTCTCCGCAGATGCGCCTGGCACAACTGCCCACAACTCGTCAAACAAGGCACACGCTTCTGCGCCATCCACACACACGCATACGAGCGGCAGCGTGGCAGCTCAACAGCAAGAGGGTACGACGCAGCACACCGCCACCTCCGCAGGGCATGGGAGGCACGACTGGCCACAGGCGAAACACACACCTGCGCCAAATGCGGACAGCCAGTCACAGCCACAGACCAATGGGACCTCGGCCACACAGACAACAGACAAAGCTGGACAGGGCCAGAACATCGCAGCTGCAACAGGAAAGACGGCCAACACAAAGCAGCCGCAAGCATCGAACACTGGACGCGACACCAAGCCAAGCCACAGCAGCAACCACAGTCGCAGCCAACAGGCAAACCGCAGACACAAACACGACACGACACAACACAAACGAACCAAACACAAGCGGACAAGCCAAACAAGCACACGCAACAAAAACAACAAAACACACGCCAAAACAGGAAAAAATACGATCAACCAACCCGCCAACACCCCTAGGGGGGTACCCCGAACGGCAAGGCCAAGACCGCCGGTGAGGGGACTCGCAAGTTCGCGGATAGTTCAAGATTTGACGGACTGGCCGAGACCGTAATTTTTCCGGTTCGAGGATTGGAGGTCGCATGGCGACGCATGGCGGCGCGCGCACACGCTCCGGTCCTATGCCGGATCCGTCCAGCGCCCGGTCGGACGCGCGTGGTCTTGGCGCTGATATTCTTCCTCTTTCGGCTCGCGGATACCATTACCGTCCGAAGGCTTTTCCACTGTCCGAGTGGGTGATCTGGGACACTTGGAAGGATGATGACGGTTTTCACAAGGAGCGCGACGAGACTGCCACGGAGTCGTGGAATCGGCGTGAGCGTGAATTGTGGCGTGACCTGTGGCGGTTGCCGCAGGCTATCGCATGGCATATGCCGCGTTATGGATACATGTTCACGACGATCGCGCTTTATGTGCGCCAGTTCGTACTGTGTGAGTCTTCGGAGGCGAAGGCCGCTGACCGTGCCACATTGGCCAGATATGCCGACACCATAGGCCTCACACCACAAGGCTTGAGGCTCAACGGCTGGACGATCGTGGACGACGAATGCGAACCTCCGAAGCCTTCGCGGTCTTCGGCGAAGGTGATTCCATTCAAAAGCGCCAAGACGCGTTATCTAGAGGAGCATGGTGATTAACGAGTCGCGGATGCGGACGATGCGTCAATACAATCTTCCGCTGCTGGAAAATGTGCGGACGGTTGGCCGATACGACATGCCAATGCTTGCAAAACAGGACGTCACCCCCCCCCGACACGTTGATGGGCTTCAATTACGTGACCGGCAAAAAGACAGTCAAGCATTGCGGAATCCATTTCTTCATCGATGACTATCAGTTTCAGAGGGTCTGGAACCAGCCGGACAGATACATCGCACCGCTCAAACGCTTCCAGTGTGTGCTGACACCTGATTTCAGCACATACATGGACATGCCGGAAGCGATGAAGATCTATAACGTCTTCCGAAGCCGTCTGATCGGAGCATACTGGCAGGCCTGCGGGCTGAAAGTCATCCCAACACTTCAATGGGCGGGCCCAGAGTCATTCCAGTACTGCTTTTCAGGCATTCCAAACAACTCCACAGTCGCGGTAAGCACGGTCGGAGCGAATAACAATCCGACGGCAGAACTTTATTGGCGACTCGGCATGCGATATGCGCTCGACAGGCTCGTACCGGAAAAGATTCTCCTCTACGGAGATGCCATTCCGTTTTTCGACTTCGGTGGCACCGAAGTTATCGCATACAAAAACAGCAATACGGAAAGGATGAAGAAATGGGCGGAAGAGGATCAAGCTCGGGCGCAGGCCGTGGCGGACATGGCGGAGGAGGGGGAGGCTCTGCCACTGACCTCTCATCCGTAAGCGACTCTGATCTCACCAATATGATGCGCGATGCGGGAAAACGCATGGATGCCGCATCGGAAATCATGCAGAGGACCGCGCACGGAGCCACGCAATACAACCAGCGCATGCCGGAAAGTGTGTTCCCGGAGGCGACCAAGGCGAACTACGACAAATACCAAGAGGCTTCCAAGGCATTCCGCACCGCCAGAGCACAGCGCGACAGAATCTCCGACGAACAGATCCGCCGCCAACCAACGCAACAAACTGAACACGGCAAAACGTTCGTGAACTCCTTCGGCGAGGCGACGAAGAGGGAAATCACCAACCAGACATACACGAGGGCGCAGAAACGCATATCGCGGGCGGTCTTGAGAAACATGGGACACTGACCGATTCGAGGTGATGGCTGATGCCAGGGACGCCGGAGATGCCGAAGTCGCTTGGTTTTCTGTTCGCTGACTGGATTGCTTGGCATTGCGTGGTCCCCAACGGCTTCGACCTGGGCAAGCCGTTCGAACTGGTCGGCTGGCAGCTGGATAACGCCATCGATTTTTATCGGGTGAAGCCTGATGCGGTGTATGATCCGTCGCGCCCGCGTCAGGCTGCGGCGTTCAAGTGGCGTCGTGGTCAGATTGTCGGCGGGCAGAAGCTCGGCAAATCGCCTTTCGGCGCGGCCGTGGCCGCGTTTGAAGGTGTCGGCCCATGCGTGTTCTGCGGATGGGCCAAGGGCGGCGAAGTGTTCCGCTGTTCGGACTGGGGTTGTTCCTGTGGGTTCGCCTACGAGTATTCGGCTGGTGAGCCGATGGGTATGCCTCGTCGTACAGCTTTGATTCAGCTGCTCGCCACTTCTGAGGAGCAGACTGCGAACGTCTACCGTCCTTTGCAGTCGATGGTGCGCAACGGACACCTGTCCGACCTGATGAAAGTCCGTGAAGGCTTCATCCGCCTTCCGAACGGCGGCCGTATCGACCCTGTGACAGCTTCGGCACACTCGAAGCTTGGTAATCCGGTGAACTTCGTCCTCGGTGACGAATCCGGCATCTGGACTAGGCGCAGTGGCATGTTCGAGGTCGGCGACACGGTGATGCGTGGCGCTATGGCCATGGATGGAAGAATGCTTGAGCTGACGAATCCGTGGGATCCGATGGACGCCAGCTTTGGCCAGATGACGTACGAGAGCACGGCGCCAGACATCATGAAGTTCTTTCCGAAGCATGACCCCTCATTGGATTTCGCGGATCCGAAGGACAGGCGGAAGATTCTTGAATTCGTCTATTCCGGTTCGCCGTGGGTGCCGCTCGATCAGGTCGAAGCGACCGCGACCGAGCTTATGGCCCGTGACCCGGCGCAGGCTCGACGTTTCTACGGTTGTGAGATCGTGCAGGGTTTGGGTTCGTATATGCCTGAGCCGCTTTACGATGGCACGATGGTTGACCGTCAGCCACCCGAGCCGGGGGCTGAGATTTGTCTTGGCTTCGATGGCTCGCAATCCGGTGACTGGACGGCATTGCGTGCGGAGACCGTGGATGGCTGGCGTTGGACGCCGACGTACGGGCCGTCAAATCGTCCGGCGTATTGGAATCCGGTTGAGTGGGAGGGTCGCATACCGCGAAGCGAGGTCGACGCCTGCGTGTCAGAAATGTTCGACAGGTACAAGGTGCAGCGCTTCTACTGCGATCCGCATCCGTGGGAGTCGCAGGTGGACGAGTGGGCATGCCGCTTTGGCGAGGACATCGTGGTGCCTTGGCCGACCAATCGCATCGGGCGCATGTATGACGCGCTCACCCGCTTCATGGAGGACACCGCCGACCACAGCACGACGCATTCCAATGATCGCATGGCTCGGTTGCACATGATGGCGGCGCGTAAGGTCGCGAAGCCAGGCGACAAGTACGTGCTCGGCAAGCCGAGCGAGAATCAGAAGATCGATATAACCATGGCCGACATCCTCGCGCACGAGGCGGCGTCCGACATGAGGGCGCTCGGCTGGAGCGCAGGCGGCTCACCGGTCATGGTGTACGGCTGGTAAGGAGGCTCTTGTGGAGCTGATACAGGCATCGAGGCTTTCCGACGATGACGCGAAGCTCATCAGGAGCCTCACCTACCGGCTTGCACGACTGCGCAAGCCTCATAGGCAGTGGGATGATTATTATCGCGGACGGCAGGTCATCCAGAGCATCGGCATCGCCGTGCCGGCTGAACTCCGTTCGTTCGTTTTTCCGCTGAACTGGCCGCGCATCGTGGTCGATAGCGTCGTACAGCGCCAGCAGGTCAAATCCTTCTCCGTGCCGAATGACGACAAGGTGTCAAACGAGCTGCGCGATCTTTGGGAATACAACAACATGGAATCGCAGCAGGTGCTTTTGCACACGGAGACACGCGTGCAGGGCCACGGCTTCGTATGCATCGGTGCTAACCCGAAGGACAGACGGCATCCACTGATCACCGTCGAATCATCCAGGAACATGATCGCGCGCATCGACCCGCGCACGAGAACCGTCGAATCAGCGCTCCGCGTCTATTTCGACCCTTGGGAGAACGGGACGCCGGACTACGCGACGCTGTACACGCCCGAATACACGCTCTGGCTGGAGAAACAGCACGGCAAGTGGGTCATGACCGGCCGCGACGACCACCACCTCGGCGTCGTCCCTGTTGTGCAGTTCCTCAACCGTCCGCGCGCCGGCGACTTCCTTGGCGAGAGCGAGATGGCCGACGTGGTGCGGCCGACAGACATGGCCGCACGCGCCATCCTCGACCTGCAGATCGCCATGGAAACTCACGCGGTGCCAGGCAAATGGGCGATCGGCGTCACACACAACGACTTCATCGACGCGAAGACCGGACAGCCGGCATCGGCGATAAAGACCTATTTCAACTCGATGCTCACCTCCAAGAACGCGAACGCGAAATTCGGCCAGTTCACGGCATCCGACCTGTCGAACTTCAAGACGGTCATCGACCTGCTGAGCGAGCAGATGAGCGCCATCACCGGTCTTCCGATGCGTTATTTCGGAATGAACACCGCCAATCCAGCAGCCGAGGGAGCCATCCGCGCCGACGAGCTGAGACTGGTGAAGAACGTCGAGCTGAAGAACGCCGTTGACGGCGATGCGTGGTCGCAGGTCATGGCCGTGGCGCACAAGCTCGCCACCAGCGACGACATTAACGCGAACCTGGTGCGCTGCGACTGGGAGGATCCGAACACGCCTACCTACGCTCAGCGTGCTGATGCGATCACGAAGCTCATGGCGTCCGGCATCCTTTCCCGCGAGGGGGCATGGGACGAGCTTGGCTGGAGCGAGGCCCGCAAGGACAAGGAGCGCGAGTACTTCGCCAAGCAGATCAGCGAATCCTATGGCCAATTCATGAAGGACGTGGACTATGGCGGCGACGATGGCGGGGCAGACGCTTCCACGGGAAGCGACGGCGCAGAACCGTCTGCTGCGCAGCCGAAGCAACCGGCTGGCCGCGACGGTGCTCAGACTGTGGCATAAGCACGCGCAACCAGACTTCGACACCGCCTTCGCGGACATGATGCCTGAACTTTTCCGCGTATTGGACACGGCGCAATACCACACCGCCGCCGACGCGATCGCATCGACGCCGAAAATCATGGAACGCTTCGACGTGAACGCAGCACACCCGGAATACAAGCCGGACCCATGGAAGTGGGTCGGCGTGAACGGCAACGGCATGGATACCGTGGACACGATGTGGACGGCGATTACCATCGGCAAGCGGGCCGTATCCAACGGCGCTCCGGTGGACGTGGCCATGGACCGCATAGGCGTGACCTTGGTGCTCAGGACGCGCACCATGCTGGCGGACACTCACCGGTCGTCCACAAGCATGACCGCTCGCGGCATCTGCTACCAATCCACCTACGTGCGCGGCCTGACACCGCCGAGCTGCGGAAGATGCGTCATCCTCGCCGGACAGCCATGCGGCAAGACGCCTTTCGAAAGGCATCCGCACTGCGACTGCATCGCCGTCTACACCGGTCCGAAAGCACCGGCAAACGCATGCACCAGTCCGAACGAATACCTCGACAGTCTCTCCGACGACCAGCTCGCCAAAGTCCTTGGCGGAAGGGCCAACGCCCGAGCCTACGCGGACGGAGCCGACCTCAACCAGCTGGTTAACGCCCAACGCGGCATCCGCACCGCCCAGATCGACGGGCGGAACATCAAGTACACGACTGAGGGCACCACGCGCCACGGACTCGCCGCATCACGCATGATCGACTCCGGATACGCCAAGGAATTCGTCAAGAACGGCGGCCGGTACACAAAGGTCGACAGGCCGCGTCTCATGCCCGAGACCATTTACGCACGCTGCGGCGACGATCATGAGAAGGCCTTGGGCATGCTCTACAAGTACGGCTGGATCCTCTAGCCGAAATCGAATTTTTCACCGGCATCGCGATGGTGTCGGCGCCGGCACGCGATGTGACGGCCAAGGAAACCACAAGGAGAAAACACAATGCATAGGAAATGGTGGAATCTCATCCGCATCCGCACCATCGAGACCGGTGCCGAACCGGGCGGCGGAG